TCCCACGTCGTGGTGTCGGTCGTAAACGACCAGACAGGAGTGAGCGTGATCCCGCCGGTAGTGTAGCCGTTGGCGTTGGCGTGCTCATTGGTGAGATCCGCCCTCACGGCGTTGCTGACCGTAGCGGCGTTCGAAGTGGACAGATAGAGCGCCATCTTGAACGTATCGGTGTCCATCTCGAACACCTTGTTCCCCAGACGCTCCGGAAACGACTGATACTTACGCCAAGCAGATGCAGCCATGTCAATCCTCCAAGGGTACACCCTCAATCACGACACGTGCTTTTAAGAAAAAGTAGCGACCGCAACTTACGCAGCAGCGCGGGTCCTTGATGTTCTCAACCTGTACGATATCACCCTCGCGGACCATCAGCACCTCGCAGAAGCCGGCAACACAGTACGGGCAGGTGATCCGCAGAACATCCGCAGACGGCCCGCCTGAAATACGCGGCAGGTCTGAGAGGCTGGGCGGCATCTGCATCAGTTCACCACCAAATAGCTGAAGCACGCCGGATTCGTGGTCGGTGCAGTGCCGACCGTGATAGTGAAACTCGTACCTGCGGTTCTGGCGGTGACTCCATACTCATCGACGAGCGTGGTGTTGCAGGTCACCCCCAACTTGGTGCCAAGGCTCGAATCGAACAGAATCAAAATCTGGCTGTTGGCAGTAACGGCGGTGGTATTGACTACCTTGGTTGTAGCCGCAGCCGCCACTGTGACCGAGCCGGCCGCCGCCGATGCGCAGACCGCAGGCGAGGCCGAACTGGAGCAATTCGTTGCCGTTTTGTAGATAGTGCCGGTGATCCCGACTGACCCGCAAGGACCGATCGTGTTGGTCCCGATGTAACAGCCAACGTCTTCGGTAGCGCCAGTCGTGACAGTTCCGAAAGCTCCAAGGCTACTGCCGAGACGAGGTACTTGGCCGGACAGTAAGACCCCTGCAAGCACCGCAATCAGAACTATCTTTGCTCGTTGAACCATAGGAGGACCTTTAGTGTGCTCGTCTCGTTCGCTGGGCGCAGCGTCACGTTCTCGGTTGAGGCGTTTCCCTGCAAGACAATTCCGGTGAGATCAATGGTAATACCCTGACCGCCAGCGGCAACCTGGAAGACTCCCACGGTCGATCCGGCGCCGACATTACTCGCGGAGAACGCCTGTGCTGTGCTGCTGGCGCCTGTCAGCGGCACGATGGTCATGGCCGTAGTCGTGGCCGCTGTGCCGCGCAATTCAAGCGTTACGGTGGTGGCGACCGTGCTGTGAATCCATGCCGCTTGCGGGCGAATCACGCGGTTTGAAGTGGTTGGCTTCTGAAGGGTGATCGCTTGGCTTGAAGGATTTGAGATAGCGATGTAGGCGGTAAAAGAGTCAGCGACTTCTTGCCCTTGCGCCAGAACCGCCAAAACAAGCAACCCCAGGAATGTTTTCATCATGGTAAGCATACCACAGTTTACGACCACGGCCCTCCAGAAAAAGGAATGCGGCTAGCTTTTTGCGGGCGCGGCGGAGCGACCTTACGAGCAAACGTCAGCGCCAAGCCATCCGCATCGTCCGGGCTGCGCTCCCCGCGCTTGGTGAGGTCCTGCTTGGATTCGAGAACCAGCTTGTTTGATCGGTTCAGATGGTAGCCAGGCAGTCCGAGCTGGTAACTCAGTGGCTCCTCTTCAGGGATGGCGCCGATCAGCAGCCATTCCTTCATCGCATCCCACATATAGGCCCGCATGTTGGCTTGATGCTGGTTAGGAGAGTCGCCGCCAAAGTTGATTTCATGCACTTGCTGAAAGCCGAGCATGTGGAGGCGCTCGATGATCGGAGAACCAAAGGCGGAATCGATAAACATGGCCGTGATCTTATGCTCTGGCCTTTGATCGGATAGAAGTTCGGCGAGTCTGCCTACCAGCAAACCTCGATCATGTCGGATGGCCTCGCCCGGTATCCGTATGCGCGGGATAGTGCGGGCATCCATGCCACGACGGAAGAACACAACATTCCATGCGGCGCCGCCGCCAGAGACATCGACTCCGGCAATCAGAGGCTCTTCAGGAAGCACCCGGATCGGTCGGCGCATCGCTTGACGGATGCGTTGATGGTCGATGAACTGGAACTCAGACGCAAGAGGAGGCAACCCCAGGACGCGCACGCGGACCCAATCCGAGTCTTCGCCGTAATCATGCAGCCACTCCTCGATCAGTTGCTTATTCGTAAAGCGCGAACTGCGACTGTCCAGAGTCCGGCGGTTCCAGCGCTCACTGTCTTTACCAAAGCAGATATTGTGGAACTCGCCGGTGTTACGCTCGGGCTGCCCCCAAGCGAAAAACATCGGCTCGCCGTCGGTCAGTCCCCCATAGGCAACCTGCCAGATCGTATCGGGGACAGCGCTTGCCTCATCAAACATGTACCATGACGTGCTGGTACGGGCGTGCTGGCCGGCGAAGCTCTGAGCGTTTTCCTCTTTGCACGTCTGCGCCACGATCTTCCAGTCGTTCGGGCTGCTCTTCGCGTAGATACCCGAGGCCATGACCTCAAACCAATGCGCAGTGATGGACAAGCGCACCCAGTACTGAATCGCCGACCAAGTACGTTCCTCAAGCTGCGTGGCCGTCCCAGCCGTAACCGTACCTGTCGAATAAGGCCGAGTGCTCAAAATCCAGCAAGCAATCCAGGCGCCCATCGCCGTTTTGCCGGTTCCATGTCCGCTCGAAGCCGCCATGCGAATAGGCCGAACAGGATTCACGCCGTCGAATTTTCGCAGCACAACTTCGTGCCCCAATGCCCGCAGAAACTCTCGCTGATTATCGTCCGGACCTGTCTCGCTCTTGAGCGGACCGGGCTCCCCCCAGGGGAAGGCCATCATGACGAAGCCCAGGGGGTCCTCATAGTAGCGCTGGACCAGATCGGCTAGATCGAGGTGCGGATTGGTGGCGGCGGCCATTTCAGGGTTTCTTTCGCTTGATCGCTATCTGCTGCTCCAACTCATCGATGGCCTCGCTCGGGAATCCCCTGATCGCTTTCACCGAAAGCAGCGCGGTAAGCGGTTTCTGGGGTCATCGGCTTGCTCGTTTCTGGAAAAAGGCCAGGCCCTTCGATGGCGATCCGCCGAGCATGCTCAGCTTCTTCCACGTACCGCCGAACTGCCGTGACAAGCTCGGAAGTGGGACGGTTCTGAAGCATTTTCGCAAGTTGCACCCCTTCTGCCGTCCATTGTTGTTGCGAGAATAAGCCAGATTGCTTGAGAAAGGCATCGAGGTCTTTCTGCCCATAGGACCGCGCCGCTTCGATCAAGTCTACGGCTTCCTGAATACGCGGCGTCAGGCTAAACTCTCCGGTTTCAGCACGAACCAAAGGCGCGGCCATACGTTCCAGTTTCCCTCGAATGGAAGGCGGGATGGTGTCAAGCTGCGCCGGATCGCGGAAGAAACGTCCAAGAATTAACTTTGAGATTCGTTCCTTTCCTGCTCTGGTCAACAGGTCCGCTTCAGCGAGCCCGGCACGTTCTTGTGGGGCAATGACGCCATCATCAATCAGGCGGTTAAGAACTTCCCCGCCGCCCCTGCCCTCCAAGACCTGCGCCAGCGTTGCATCCGGGCCTTGCCGCTCAAGACGGCCAGCAACATCATCGAGTGTTGAAATCGGCACACGGCGGGAATCTGCGATGGCTTGTTCTGCGGGCCGAAGTGCAGCCGTTCCGGGTCGATTGAAAAGCGTCAGTGCATCCTGCTTGGAAGAAGGTGTCGTGAGTTCGGAATTATGGATGCGACGAAAAAGCCCAGGCTTTCTCATGCTGGCAACCGTATCAGGGTTCACCCCGAATTTGGGCGCTTCGTCTTGAAGCATCTGACGATAGGCCCGTGCACCTTCAGGATTTTGGGCGTAGACCCGATCAAGGATCATCTTGCGGCCGTTGCCGGCCAAAACATTGCCCGCACCATCAATCACGGTCGGCCCGTTGGTTGCGTCCGGGTTGTCGGTGATAAGCCAAGCCGGTTTGAACTTCTTCGGCAAAGCTCCGTTTAGAATCTTCGCCCGATTATCTGGCACCGAGTAATCACGGTCATTTTTCAGGTTGTACTTGGGGTTTTCAGCGAACGTCACGCCATTGTGCGAGGCCTGGATTTCGTCTAGTTCACGTACTTCGTAGGTAACGCGGTAGGTGATTTCGGAGCCTGGTACAAGGAGGGTCGCATCCTTGCCAGGTGCCTGGCTTGCGCCAAGCGGCTCAGAAATCGCCGTGCTCGCGCTTGCTTCGCGTACTCTTCCCGTTGCTGCTGTTTCTGGCGTTCCACTAGTTCTAACTATACCACGCTCCGCCGCAGCGGGCAAGTTCCCAAGGGTGCTTTCGACGTTCCTGGCTGCCATCAAAGCGCGCATTTCAGCCGGGATTCGCTTGATGGTCCTGGGTGCCGGCACCGGGATGCCGATCCGCTCAGCCATCGCCTTCCAATAGTCCGGCGTAATGCGCGCCACATCATCCGGCGAAATATTGCCATCGACAAGCATCTCGGCCAAGCTTTTTCTCGTGATCCTGGCAACCTGCTTGTGATACTCGGCCTTCGGCTCCGCCAGTGGATCTCTGAGTGGCTTTGGGCCTGGCGGAGGCTCAGTTCGGACCGCTTCACCGAAAGCAGATCGCATTTGCGCAACGTCGCCCAATGATTCACCCGTGTAGAAAATCGTCGGTTCGCCCGTTATCGGATTGACTCCCATCTGTGGGCGAGGGTGAGAAACGACCATTGAGGATTTAGGGCTTGGCGGCTCAGTGAGCAGTATCCGTGGCGGCGCCGCCAATTGACGCGAGGGCGGCAAGGGTTCCACAAGTTCGGCGATAGAGAGCGCGGGAGGAGCAGCGGCTTCGCCAGTTGGAGCTTTAGCTGGCGCTTGCTCTATTGGAGAAGCCGCTGGTCTGGCCGGCGGGATCGTGGATTCTGCCACAGGAGATTTGATCCGCTCAGCCAGATTTCTGACGCCCTGTTGCTGTTCAGGCGTGAGCTTTGCGAACGGTTTGCCGGCCTGCGCTACAGAGATTTTTTCTAGCAAAAGTGAAGCGCCGCTCTCTGCCTCAGCCATCGCGATTCTCTGATAATCGGATAGACTGGTTTCGGCGGCGACTTGCTCCTGGGTTTTCTCAAGCATGGCATCAATACGTTCGCGGGTTTTCACGCGCTCTACGTCGGCTTGAGTAGCACGAGTGTATTCTGCTTCCTGGGCAGCTTGAACTTCGGCAGCTTGCTTGGCGCTTGCTTTGGCTGCTACTTCTCTATCCCGCAATCTGGATATATCTGATTCTGTGGCTCCAGAAATCTCCGCTTGTCTGCGAGCATCGGCGGCAGCTTCGGCTCGCGCTTGAGCCTTCGCCGCCTGTTTTGCTTGAGCCTCTCTAATTTGCAAACGCTCCCAGTCAAGGAGGCTTGCTTCTTTTATGGCAGACTCTTGTATGGGAGAAATTTCTTCCGTCTTCGCCATCTCTGCGGCCTTCTTCTGAATCGCTTCCTTGGCTCTCCTTACGGCAGCGTGTGCGATCGGGGCCGGCACACCGATCTTTCTCAAGGCCCAGGCCGCCGCGACCTCCGGCGCAGCCATTGCTATGCGCTTTCCACCTGCCACCCCGCGCTCAATGCTCGCTGCTGCTGCTTTTGGTCGAATCGGACCGCCAGCTCCGGCAGCTACCATGGGACCGCCAAATCCGTAGGCTGTGCCCAATGCGCCGGCCACATCTCCCCTGTTGACTTGCTCAGCAGCTTGCTCTAGGGCTTGCGCCGCTCCGATAGGGATGAAGTTCAGGAACGACGCATAGCCCTTGATGATACCGGTCTTGTAATCGCCGCGTTTGAATGCCGCCGCAGCCTCTTGCGTCATGCGGTCGGTTTCAGTTCCAGGCAGGCCAAGCGCTTCGGCCGGCGCCCTTTTCAACTCCGTCAAGAAACTCTTGGCTGTTTCAAACGGGCTCGCGGCGAGCTCCGCGAGCAGTTTTGTGGGATGACGCGCCCAGACCGACGATACAAAACCCTTCGGACTTTTGGGCGCCGCTGCGGTTTCTTCCTCGGCGGTATTAACTTTCCTTTTGCCGCCATACTGCTGCGCAAGGGCATCATAATCGATCTTTCGACCGCCCCCGAATTGGCGGGCCAGAGCCTCATAATCAGGTTGAGCAGCGCTGGCCATTACTTAATACCGGCTGCTGCCTTAAAGGCGTCCGCCGATTTCTTATCTGGAAACGTCATCACACCGCCATCGGGCAGCCTTACATCGACAGCTGGCTGTGCGGGCGCGGGTGTAGTGCCTACGCCATGCGCTTGAGCCACAGAGTCAGCATAAGCATCAATTTCAACCAAGGCCGCACGTAGGTTCTCGGGGGATTGCTTGCCGGCATCAACCAAATCCTTGAAGTGCTCCATGATTTGCACGCCGCCGCGAGCACCGACGTGCATCCGCATCAGAAGCGTCTGGAGCAACCCCATGTTGAGACGAAGGCGCGTAAACTCCGGGTTTGGCGCTCCGACCTTGCCGGCCATAAACTCAGCCCAGCGGCTCGCGGCCGGTCCGAGCTCTGCTTCTTGAAAGGCGACTTGATTGGTGATCCGTGCAACAAGATCCTTCACTTTGGGCGCCGTCTCTGCCATCGTGCGGGTGGCCGACGTGGGTACAGTTAAAGAACTCAACCCGCTTGGGCTGACGGTACCTTCTGGTACTGTCTGACCTGGCCGCACTTCTACAGCCTGATAACCCCCACCGGCTTTAGGAGCCATCATCAAGGTTGTCTTGCCCTGATCTGGAGCTTGAGAAGCCTTGCGTAACCGGAGTTGCTGCGCTTCTTCCTCCGGCGTTAAAAGCTTCGGAGTTGCGGGCTTGCGTTGGTCGTAGGCTGTCAGCGCGTCCATGAGTGAAGCACCCGGGTTCACGCGCCGATATTCGTCAACCCAAATCTGCTGTGCTTCTGGGAGTCGCGCGCCTGCCTTGGCTTTGTCCGCCTCAATCTGCGCCTTGAGCTTTGCCGTTTCCGTCTCAATCTTCAGGCGTTCTTCTTGTTTCAGTTGCAGTTCCCGTGCGTGCAAATCCTTCCCTAAAGCAGTCACCCCGAGTATTGGCCGCAAGTTCTTTCTGCCGGGGTACTCGATATTTGCGAACTCCGGGAATGGGGCCATGGCCGCTGCCCATGCCGCTGTACTTTCCTCTTCGTTCGGCAGGCTAATTACCCCGGAGATTGCGCGGGTGACCTGATTCCCGTACTCCACGGCTGCCTTATTCTCGTCTTCCTTCGCTTCGCGAGCGGCCTTTTCCTCTTCGATGCGGAGTTTAGTGAATGCCGGATACATCCCTGGGGCGGTCCGCAGAATGTGCTGTCTGCCCTTTTCCCAGTCGCCCAGAGCTAAGGCCTCCCCCATCCGCTGCTGGTCTAGTTGAGCGCGTTGGGATTCACGACGCTTGCGGGCCGTTTCCTCCATGAGAAAACGCTGCTGCTCGAGGATGGCGGCCTGCTTCTGGCGCTCGGCAACACTCAGAACTTCGGGAACGTCTGCACCGCCAGAGGCGATCAATTGAGCGATAGAGGCCATTACACGTTCAATGGTTGCCGCCGCCGTAACCCGCGAATCGCCTCAATCAAGTCAGGGAGACTATTGAGGCCGCCAGCAACAGCCTGACGGGTTCCCACATTGCCTCCCAAGATGCCGGAGGCTTCTGCCTCCCCGATCCCGAGAGTGATAGGCGCCGCTGACCGGGCCGCTCCCGTGGTTACGTCGGCAATGCTCTCAGCCGTCCGCAATCCGACATCTCCAGCGTAGCGCCCTGCCCCTATGGTGTTCGCTCCGAATACCTCAGTCGCCCGCTGGCCGCGCCCGGCGAGGATGTCGTTGATATCTACGTTAGCGCCAAACGTCTTTAGCGCTCGCTGAAATGCCTGGTCGTAGTACGTACTGGCAAGCCCCTGCCCGAACTCCGTAAGCCCCTGGAGAACGTTCCCGCTCGATGCCAACCCGCGCGCAGCGGCGCTGTTCGCAATCGCCTGCGTTCCCTTGTTTAACTGGAACTGAAACGCAGGGTCGTTGGCATAGTCCTCATAGTTGAACTTGAAGCCAGCCCGAGCCAAGTCCGCCAAGGAAGTGATCCCCTGCTCGCCGGCCGTTCGGTACGGCTGCAAGCCCAAGTTGGCTGCTTCTGTGGCCTCGTATACCGCCTGGGGTGCATTCCGGCCGGCCTCAGCGAGTCCGGTACCCGCAGTCTCGGCAGCTCGGTAGATATCTCCCTTAGCGACCTCGCCGGCATTGGCAAGACTTGTAGCGGCACGTTTGGACGCGCCGCGACGAGATAAACCACTGAATATGCTGCCTACCGCAGGGATCGCCGCAGCAATCAATTGAGGCCATGGCATGGCCCCACTATTGCACAGAGACGAAACAAAGTCTAGGGGGAATGTTCGGAGCTTCCATCCAGTTTTTGGAGCCGTTCGCGCGCCGCCTGAAGGCGTTGGACAATCTCAACCTCGATTGCGCCCCCGTCGCGCCCGGTGTGCTCCACGAGTTGCTTAACGCTCAGTCCAGCCCGATCCAACACAGCGATTACAGCAGCAACACGTACACTGGCTGGCGTCTTTTTGTTTCTCGCAATTTCTACCAGGGCGCCGGCGAGTAGATCGGCCGCTTGAAGTAACCGCTGCTGCGCTTTCGCTTTGACTTGCGGCGCGGAGCCTCCGTGAACGCGGCAAACATTACTACCCTTAATCGCTCGACCTCGGCATGGATCGCCGTTGCTGCTGCGGTGGGCAGAACAGATCATAGGTCACAATGCCCTATGGGTCATTATACACCACAATCGCCCGTCCTACCCTCCGGCTCAGGCCAGCGCCGGGAGGCCCCGTCTGACCCGAACACGGGGCATAGTGCGGCGGCTTAGGAGGCCGGAGGGCAGGACGCGGGACTAGTGCGGTAGCAAATCAGGCGCTAACAGGCGCACCAGATTGCGGGCTTCCTGTATTTCATAGCATGTGCACTCACCGTCACCGCCAGTGATATCGCACGGCTCACAGTGGCCAGATGCGATCATTAACGTGTAGTTCCAGCAGCCGGTACAGACATACTGCCCATCGGCTGTTACCAATTGTGAATTCTCTAAGTTTCTTAGTCCTGCCATGTACCGAGCACCGCATTTGCAAGCTCTAATGTCGGTGTCACAAGCCAAGTAAAGTCCTACTGTGTCCATAATCGGGGGTTCTCCTATACCCCGTCCTAGGCATCCGCTCTTAACCGGGGATGACTAGGGCGCGGGATAGGGTGTTTACCTCGCTGACCTCCCGTAAGAGCCGACAAGCGCGGTCCTCCGGGGTGTCCTTAGTCAGTTGCAGATACCGTCGCGTTGCCCGGTTTTTGTAGTGGTGAACGCCCGGCGGGTCTTCGTGCATCCACATGTAGTCTACACAACGTCTGAGCGGGAGACCCGCCAGCACAACCGCCCGCTCAAGTGGCGACCAGTCGGGCGAGGTAAAGTTGAACGGTCTGTAAGGGGTAGTCACGATTGCACCTCCACGTGGCCGAGCAACGCCAGGTCACGGCGCGCGGCGCGAATATGTTGCGCCGCCAACTTTGCCTTGTAGGGTTTGGCGGTGGCAACGATGGTTTCCTGCTCGCGGATTTTTTCGGTCAAGCGCGCGGCGAATACGGCGGGAGTCA